GGTGAAGTAGTACTCGCCGCGCGGCCGCCCCATCAACCGCTGCATCGTGCTGAAGCGGTAGGCGTCGAGGGCGGTGTAGACCGACCCGTCGTGCATGACGCTGCTCGCGTCACCGTCGGGCATGAGCCCCGCGATCGGGCCCGAGAGCACCTTGCCGGGGTGCTCGTCGGGGCGCGAGAGCGCGAGGCGCGCGCTGCGCAGGACGACGAGGTTCCGGCGGAAGTACGAGCCCGGGTAGAGGATGCTCTCGACGTAGCCGTGCGAGGCGTGGATGTCGAGGTAGCGCCCGCCGTCGTAGCCGGTGAAGCCGGGGGAGGCGCCGCCCAGCACCGTGTACCAGGTCGCGACCGACTCGCCGAGGGCCTGATCGCGGGTGCCGGCGAGCGCGAAGGTGTACTCGCCCAGCGCCTGCCGCTCGATCGCCCAGGCCTTCAGGATGGCCGCGTGGGTGACGTCGATGGCGCCCGCGACGTGCACGAACTCGTAGTCACCCGACACCGACGCGAGGCCGTCGAGGGCCGCGTCGAGCGTGGTGGTCGAGAACGCCGGCGCGGCGGTGTAGAGCTCGAAGGTGTCGCCGACGACGAAGGTGCCGGCGCCGAAGGTCACGGTGACGTTGGTCCCGGGGATCGCGTAGACCCCGTTCGCCGGGATGCCGACGGGCAGCGCGAAGCTGCGCCCGCCGTCGAGGCTGAAGCGCACCGCGGCGGTGAGGGCCGCCAGCGACGCGGCGGCCGCCATCACCTCGGCGATGATGTGGAACGCGCCGACCGGTGTCCCGCTGAAGGCGGGCACGCTCGACCCAGTGGCGTCGGCCGTCGTCGGGCACGCGGCGCCCACGGCGGAGAAGGTGTCGTCGAGGACGAAGGTGCCGTCGGTGATGGTCAGCGACAGGCCGTAGCCGATCACCGTCGGGCCCGCGACCGCGGTCTGCGGCGCGAGGTAGGTGACGCCGCCGTCGAAGCTGATCGCGATGGCGGGCGAGGCCGCGAGGTTGCTCCCCGCGGTCGTGACCTTGATCTTCACGGCCACCCGCGCGGTCGCCGTGCCGGTGAGCGCCAGCACCGCCGTCGAGGTGTTGCCGCCGCCCGCCGAGATCGTGCCCGAGGCACCCGAGCCGGCGCCGCTCTGGCAGAACCCGCCGAGGATCGCGGCGGTGACCGTCGCGGCGCGGCAGAGGATCACCGGGCCGCCCGAGCGCGCGAGCAGGATCGCAGCGTCTTCGACGGCCGGGCCCGAGGTGCCCGCGGCCACGAGCTGCTCCTGGGAGTAGCAGGTGACGGGCGTCGCGGCGGTGCCGGACGAGCAGCAGCCGACGACGGCGATGGGCTTGCCGCCGGGGCGGACGACGCCGAGGCCGCCGTCCTGAATCGTGAGGGTGTTCGAGAGGATGGTCACGCGGTTTCTCCGGGCGAGAGGGCACCGTCGCCCGTGGCGCCGGCGGGTGGATCGATGGGGGCGGTGGTGACGGTCGCGCGGGTGGGGGCGCGGTCGAGGACGCCGAGGCGGAGGACGAAGGCGAGGTCGGCGGACTCGCCGAGGTCGGAGGCGGAGAGCTCGGTCACGTACTGCGCCCCGGCCCAGGTGTAGGCGCCGGGGATGGCCCGGTGGACGCAGGCGACGACGGCCTCGCGCAACAACAACAGCGCCTCGAGGTCGGTCGCCGCGTAGGTGTGGTCGGGCGTCGCGGCGATCGCCCAGCACCGCGCGACGAGGGTGACCTTGGTGCTGTAGAGCTCGCGCCGGCCGCCGGGAAAGGCGTTCTTGCGCGCGCCCTCGGGGGCCTCCGTCGCGAACCACCACGCCACCATCGGCGGCGCGTTGTGGGCGGAGGCGGCGCGTCGACCGATGACGGTGGCGACGCCGGGGACGTCGGTCGCGACGTCGGCCATCACGGCCGTCACGAGGGCGTCGAAGGTGGTATCGGCGGTGCTCATCGCGGTACGAAATCCCCGAGCGCCCGGTCCGCCGCGCTCCCGAGCACGATCCACCAGCCCACGGGCAGGCCGGCCTCGTCGGGGTAGAAGGGGCGCCGCGGCAGGCGCGGCAGGCGGAAGCCCTCGCTCTGGTGGTAGCGGCCGTAGAAGGCGCTGCTGGTGTCGACGCGCTCGAAGACGAAGCCGTGCTCGTCGACGCTGTACATCGCGGCGACCGCGGCCAGCTTGCCGGTCTTCACCAGCACCCGGCCGCCCGGGCGCGGCTTCTTCAGCGGAAGCCACCGCCGGCCGTCGGGGGCCTTCGACTCGGCGAAGGTCGCGCGCACCAGGCGCTGCGCGTCGACCGCCATCTCCGTCGCCATGTGGTGGGCGATGGAGCCGTCGGAGAACGCGGCGAGCGCTTCGAGCATGTCGCGCGGGTCGAAGCCCGAGCGGGTGAGGCTCACCAGCCCCGCGCCGGATCGCTCAGCACGTCGCCCGGCCCCCCGAGGAAGTCGGTGAAGCTGTCCGACGTGGTCTCCGCGATGTCGAGGTGCGCGACGCCGTTGGAGACGTCCCGCAGCCATCGAATCGCCGCGTCGCGGTTGATCTGCACGGCCTCGTCGGAGCGGCTGCCCGACGGGTCGAAGCCCCGGGTGCTCATCAGCTCGTGCGCGGCGATGCGCGCGACGGCCTGCTTGTACCCGGGGTCGGTGATCGTCGCGACGCCGGGGTACCGCGCGCGGAGGTAGCTGCGCGCGGTCGCGCTCGCCGTCTCGCACGCGGCGTCCTGGTCCGCGGTGCTGATGGTGGTGAGCGCCGCCGCCCGCAGCCCGAGGCTGGCGAGCTCGGCGCGGGTGATGTCGGCGCTCATCGGTCGATCAGCCGGTGCGGCGGACGATCTTCTTCGGGTTGCCCGCGGCCGCGACGAAGCGCGCCCGGGTGCCCCAGGTGTACGCGTCGAGGTCGAACACGCCCGGGTCCGACGGGTTGAAGCGCGTGGTCATCTCGACCGCCTCGCGCTCCTGCCAGATGAGCGCGCGATCCTCGGGGTCGGAGGCGTCGGCGAGGTACCACGCCGTGTCCGAGCCGCCGGTGAAGGAGGCGCCGAGCTGGGGCACCACGACGACCGTGTACATGCCCTTGTAGACGTTGGACTCCTGCGCCGCGACCGAGCTGTCGTAGACGATCACGTCAGCCTGCGCGATCTTGCGCGCCGTGGTCTCCAGCGCCGGCGGCACCACGATCACCGAGGGGTTCTCGTTGGCCGGGTCGCCGTCGGGGAGCTTGAATCCGAGCATCGCGGCCTTGGCGCTCGCGAGGTTCGCGGGGGTGAGCGCCCCCGCCGCGGTGTTGGCGTAGGTCGCCGAGCCCGCGTCCACCGGGTTGACCTTGTGGGTCGCGTGGAAGAGCGCGAGGCCGTCGAGGCAGGTGCCGTTGTCCTTCAGGACGTTGAACACCAGCCGGTCGGCGAACCGCACGTACTTCGACGCGCCCGAGCGCACGCGGCTGAGCGCCATCTGGACGGCGCCGATCATGTCGTCGTCGAGGTCGATGCGGCGGACGCCGTAGGTGAGCTCCCACAGCTTGTTCGCCACCACCTGGCCCTCGAGCACCAGCTGGTTGACGACGCGCTCGCCCTCCGACCACTCCCGCACCACGGCGGGGTCGATCATCGTCGGGTAGATGTTGCGCGCCGACGACGACGGCTGCCGCGTGGCGATGGTGGGCCAGCGCGGCTTGTAGGCCGGGTTGTTGTACGCGTCGAAGAAGCCCGTCCGGATGGTCCGGTCGAGGGCGGCGAGGTCGGAGGACTTGAGCAGTGAGATGGCCATGGAGGGCTCCTGAGGGTCGGTGGTGTGCGGTGAGGGTCAGGGCCCCGATCAGGCCGCGGTGGTCGGCGGGAGGCCGAAGGAGGAGAGGAGGACGGTGAACACGTCGCCGTCGCTGGACGTGGTCGAGAGGGCGATGCCGCCCGCGTTGGAGCCCACCGTGGTGGCGCCCGACACGCTCGACGCGACGCCGGTCTTGGCGCGGCCGTCGTTTTTCGTGCCGATGGTGTCGCCCGCGGTGATCGCGCCGCCCGCGATGCACTTGCTCATGCGCCCGCACCCGAGGGGGCGGAGCACGGCGACGGCGCCCGAGGCGGGGGCATTCTGCAGGATGCCCGCGACGCGCTGACCCGCGGCGGTGCACGCCACGACCGCGGCCACGCCGCTGTTGTTGGCGAGGTCCATCAGGTGGAACTGCTTCGCCGTGAGGTTCGCGTTGGCGAGGATCAGCACGTCGGCGTCGTTCTGCGGATCGAGCAGCGCGCCGAGCTCGACGAGCACGCCGTTGTCGTCGACGCCGATCACGCGACCGGCGACCGGGCGGACGCCCAGGGCGCTCGTGCGCGAGACCGTGTTGTTGTCGACCACGTAGCAGGCGCGGCCGAGGTCCGCGTCGGTGACGGCGTCGGTCGTCGCGCTGTTGACGAAGTAGAAGGCGCCGCGCGTGGGCAGCGCGGAGAGGTCGCCCGCGGCGCCCGCGCTGTTGTCGACGGTGGGGGCGTCGAGCACGCCCACCACGCGGAGGCTGTTGTCGGCGCTCGCGTTGACGAGGTAGCCCGACTGGTTGAGGGCGAGCATCGCGCCCTGGTAGATCGTGGTCGACGCGGCCACGGGCATCGCGAAGAGCTGCACGAGGATGGGGGAGACGGCGGACGGGGTCATCGACTTCCGCGTGGCGGAACGGGCGAGTGCGGTCATGGGGGCTCCGGGGGTGTGAGGGGGCGGCGCCCGTCACGCGGGCGCAGGAAGGGGGCGGTGGGGGCGGCCGGTCAGCCGGCGCGGCGGAGGCGCTTGGCGAGCTCGCTGCGCTTGTCCTCGAGGGCGACGGCCTCGCTCATGCCGAACTTCGCGCACCACTCCTTCTCCTCGGGGGTGAGCGCGACGGTCGCGGGGTCGGTCGCCTCGGAGAGGGCGCCGTCGAGCGCGGCGGCGGGCTTCGCGGGCTCGCGCACGATGCTCGGCAGGCAGGAGAGGTTGGCGTCGAGCTGCGCGGCGGTGAGGCTCGCGAGGGTCTCCATGTAGTCGGCCTTCGCCTCCATCGCCGGGGTGAGGGCGCCGCGAGCGCGGTGCTTCGTCAGCACCTCGGCGCGCGCCTTCTGGGCGTCGGCCTGGTCGCGCGTGGCGAGGGCGGCGCGGGCGGCCGCGAGCTCGGCGCGGGCGGCGTCGCCCTGCTCGGCGCGCTGCTTCAGGGTGGCGACGGCGGCGTGGATCTCGTCGTCGGTGGTGAGCGCGAGGGTGGCGCGCAGGGCTTCGGTGGTGGCGAGGGCCTTGGTGGCGTTGGCGTCCATGGTGGTTTCCTTCGTGCGGTCGGCCGCGAGCTGCGCGGCGGTGGCGATGGCGTCGGCGAGCGTGCCGACCGAATCTGCGAGGCCCTTCGCGACGGCGTCGGCGCCGTAGATGGCGGCGCCCTGCATCGCGACGACGGCCTCGGGGGTGAGACTGCGGCGGGCGGCGACCCAGCCTTGGAACATGCCCGCGAGCTGCATCACCCGGGCGCGCATGCGAGAGAGCGCGGCGCTCGTCTGCGGCTGGTCGGGGTGGCCGTCGGCCTTGGCCGTGCCCGACGCGATGACGGTGCGCGCGAGGCCGTTCTGGGCGTTCTGCGCGGTGCGGTCGGTGACGACCGCGATGCAGCCGACCGACCCGACGGTGCCGTCCTCGGTGACGAGGATGCGGTCGGCGGCGCAGGCGAGGCCGTAGGCGGCGGAGCACGCCATCGGGCCGGCGTGGGCCACCAGCGGCTTGCCGGCCCTGTCGGCGGCAGCGCGCAGGCTGCGGCCCGCGTCGACCATGCCCGCGGCGACGCCGCCGGGGGAGTCGAGCGAGAGCACGACGGCGGAGACCGCGGCGTGCTGCATCGCGAGGGAGACGAGCGCCTGCACCTCGTCGTAGCCGGTCCAGAACCAGCTGGCGCGCGAGTCGATCACGCCCGAGACGTCGATCACGGCGACGCCCTGCGGGGTGACGCGGAAGAGGCTGCGGTTGGCGCTCGAGTCGCCGTCGTCGAAGTAGTCGGCGCGCGGGAGGTACGTGCGGTCGAGCGCCTCTTCCACGAGCGACATGGGCTCGCGGTCGACGGGGAAGGCGTGGGGGGTGAGGGGGGCGGGGGTGGTCATGGGTCAGCCTTCCCCGCGGCCTTCCGCGGGATGCGCGCCATCTCCGCGAGCGCGTCGAGGTCGGTGTCGGGCACGAGCGCCAGCCACTTCGCGGCGGCCTCGGCGGCCTTGCCCTGCGTCTCGGCGGTCCTGGCGAGGTCTTCCTCGGGCTCCGCGTCGACGGTCACGGTGACCGGCGGCGTGCCGAGGTAGCGCGCGTCGTGGGCGGCGACCTGCGCGGTGTAGGTCTCGGAGAGGCCGCGCGCGTCGGACTCGACGAGGTCGTCCAGCACGTTCTCGCCGGTCTCCGACGTGCCCTTCGACCCCACCGACTGGTTCTGGCTGGTCAGGTCCTGCCCCAGGATCGCGAGCCGGATGCGCCCGCCCGCCGTCCGCATCAGGAATTCGAAGATCCGGTAGGTGTCGACGTGCGCCTGGACGAGCTCGATGTCGTAGGACTCGGCGGCGTTCTGGCCTTGTGGGATCGGCACGACCGCGTTGCGCCCCATCGTGCGCAGCGCCCGCATGAAGGCCTTGCCGTCGGGGGTCTCGCGCGCTCCGGCGGGGAGCTTCGCCTTCATGATCGCGTTGCCCTGGACCTCCGCCAACCGACTCGCATCACTGGCGCTGTAGGACGTGCGGAGCGACCACTCGGCCACCGGCCGGATGGCGCCCCAGAGGTAGGGGGCGCGCTTGGACCGGGGCGCGTAGAGCACCCACTGGCCGTCACCGGGCGTGATCGGGATGCGGCCGCGGTCGAGCGTGTAGGCGTACCAGCGGCGCTCGAACCGGACGTACTCGACCGCCCAGGCGGGCCACGGGTCGAGCGTCTGCACCAGGCGCTTCGCCTCGGGGTCGTAGGTGTAGACCAGCTGCGCCCACGCGAAGCCCATCATGTAGGCGTCGACGGCGAGGTCCGACTGGACGGCCGCGGGGCAGATGGACGGCCACCGGCGCGCGAGGTCGGCGGCGGCGTCCATCGCCGCGGTGCTGTCGTCGGCAGCCGCGGGGGCAAACCGCAAGGGCGCGGACTGGAGCTTGAGCAGGCGCTGTTGCAGCGCGCCGAACACGTCGGCATCGCGGCGGAGGAGGTCGGCGAGGAGCGCCGAGCGGACGAAGAACCCGCGGTCGTGCTCGTCGAGCATCGCCCGCAGGGCCGCGACCGTGACGGCCGTGATCGGCTCCTGCGTCGTGGGCGTGGCCGGCGGCGCGCCGGTCCCGGGCACGGGCTCGCCCTCGACGGTGCGCCGGATGTCGGCGAAGGCGTCGAGGGCGGTGCCGACGGACCCGAGGGCGCCGCGGATGGTGTCAAAGAGGGTCATTCGCGGCGAGAGAAGTCGTCGTCAGCGTCGTCGGACGGAGGGCGCTGCGAGCGTCGGGCGACGTCGCCAATGGCCGCCGCAACCCCGGCGTAGTCTGTCGAGCGTCGGGCGTAGAGCGAGAGCAGCCAGGCGTCGCAGGCGTCGGGGCTGCGCCCGCCGGGGAGGCGCTTGCGGAGGTCGTCTTTCGACTCGACCTGGATGCGTCCGCGGGCGTCGGTGCGGTACTTCGGTGCGACCATCTCCGCCTGGAGTTTCGCGTCGTCGGGGATCGCCCCGCCTTCGCGCAGCCAGTCGCGGCCGGCGAAGTGCAGCTCGGCGCGCAGGTTGAGGTACTCGTTCGGCGAGCTCGACGCGACGCTGCTGTTGACCGCCACGGCCTTGACCGCGGTCGACCGCGCGAGCGCGTCGAACACCGACACGCCGATGCCGTTGGCGTCGACGTTGACCTGCGGCACCTCGTCGGCGCCGAGGATCTTCGCGTCGGCGAGGGCCCGAAGGAACTGTGTCGCCGTCTCGGGCCCGTCGCCGGGCGCGAGGCGGATCAGCGGGTAGAGGTACTTCCCGCGCCGCGGGGCCGCGACCGTCTCGTCGTCGCCGAAGCGCGCGACGTCGAGGCCGATGACCAGCGGGCCCGCGATCGTCGCGTCGGCGTGGCGCTCGACCGCGGAGAGCACCGACCCGAGGCCGATGACGGCGTCGCTCGCGGTGGCCGGGAAGCGGCCCAGCACGCGCACGGCGTAGATGGGCGAGGTCTGCCAGTCGGGCCCCCAGTCGACCCGCTTCTCCTCGACCCAGCTGCGGGTCGCGAGGCCGGGGATGGGCGGGTCGACGGCGGCCGCCTCTTCGCTGCTGATCGCCAGCGCGCGATAGAGGTGCCGCTTGGTGTGGTGCGACTCGAAGAACGTCCCCGACTGCTGGGTCGGGTTGGAGGCGAGGAAGATTTTCGCGCCCTGGCCGCCCGCGCGGTTGCCCTCGAGCGCCTCGAACACCTTACCCGGCACGCCGGAGGCCTCGTCGACGAGGTAGAGCAGGTGGGCGCCCGAGGTGCCCGCGGCCTTCTCCGGGTCCTTCGTCGAGAACCCGAACATCTCGCGGCCGTCGGGCCAGCGGACGCCAGTGTCGGGCGAGAGCGCCGGCTCGGGCAGCTCGTACCCGCGGTCGCGGGCCCGGCGCCAGAGCGCGGTCACCTCGCGCCAGAGGGTGCGAATGACCTGGCGGAAGCTCGACGAGGTCATCGCGACGCGCGCGCCCGGTCGGGCCGCGGGGTCGCTCGGGAACCACCACGCGAGGATCGCGAACGAGGTGGTCTTGCCGGTCTTGTGGCCGCTGGTGACGGTCACCCGGCCGTGCGTGAGGATCGACCGGAGCAGCTCCGCCTGCTTGGGCCAGATGGCGAGGCCGAACACCTCTTGCGCGAACACCACCGGGTCGGCGAGCGCCGCAGCCGAGGGCGCCGGGCGGCTAGTGCGTTGTGCCTGCGCCGTCGCCCGCGACTCCAGGCGCTTCTGCGCCAGGATCTCGATCCGTGAGAGCTTCGAGGACAAGGGCGTAGACGTCGGGCGAGAGGCGTGCTTCGAGTTTGCCGAGCATCGCGTCGAGCTCCGCGTTGACCGCGCTCTCGATCGTCAGCTTGTCGCGCCGGCCCCACCGATCGGAGGCGCTGCGCTCGAGGTACCACTCCGCGGCGCGGGGGTCGGTGGTGGCGGCGGTGCGGACGATCCGCACCATCTTCCGCTCGGCGAGGGCCCGCGCGCGCGTGATGGCCTCCGAGAACTCCGCGAAGGGGCTCTCCCCCGCCCGCCCTCGTTCCATCCACCCGAAGTACGTCGACGACGCGACCCCGACGGACTGCGCCGCGATCTCCGGGTAGTTGCCCGCGCGGACCGCCTTGACGATGGCCGCGTGGGTTTCCGGAGTGAGCTTCGAGGGGCGACCCATCACGCCGCCTGCGCCGCGTCGTCGGGCAACACGAGCGCCCAGGCGGGCTCGCGCTTGCCGGTGCCGGTCACGACCTCGACGCGCTGCACTGGGTACGACCCCGGCTTGCCCGCGACCGCGTCGGCGATCCAGCGCGAGGCGGTGCGCGACGTCACGCCGTAGCGGGCCGCGAGCGGCGTTGCGGTGAGCAGGAGAGCCATCGGAGGAGGCGCCGTCGTGCGATGCCCCGAAGGGCGCACCTATGGCGCTGAAGCCGACGGTACGTGTCACCCCAACCCGGCGTCAAGCACCCTGTGGACGAATCGTCCGAGGCGTCGCGGCGGGGGCTCGCGGGGCGCTGCGAGGGTGGGCGGTCGCAGGGCCGCGGGCGGAGCCGCCCCAGCAGGCGGCGAGCACGTCCCGGGCGCGCGAGAGTCAGACGCGCGGAATCGGCGGCGAGGGTCAAGGGGAATCGCCCGCGCGCGAATCCCGCGAGCCGCGCGCGTGTAGGGCGAGGTGCGAGGGTGGCGCTATTTGACGGTGGGCGCGGGCTGTGGGGTGAGCAGCTGCCGCATCGCCGCGGCCGTCGTCTCCGCCATCTCGGCGCTCTCCTGCGGCGGCAGCATGACCCACGACGGGCGCACCTCGGGCGCGGGCAACGGTTGCGCCGGGGCGCTCATCCCAAAGACCACGACCATGCCCCTCACGCCGCCCTCCCTTCCCCGCACTCCTCGCCCGCATCCTCCCACGCATCGACCGCCGCCGACAGCGCCCCAACACCCCACGCCGTCAGCGCCGCGTCCGCCGCGTCGACCCGGGCCTGCGCCGCGTCGCGCTCGCGCCTGCGCCCCTCCGCGAGCACCCGCAACGCGTCGGCCGCGGGCGTCGGGCGGCGCGTCCCCTTCGGCGCGGCGTTGGCGAGCTCCTTCTCCGCCTGCGCGAGCTTGTGGGCGGCGCCGTCGAGGTGCTGCTGGGCGCGCTCGAGCGCCGCGCGTAGGTCCATCGGGCCTTCGTGGCGGGCGTAGAGCGCGCCGAGGCTCGCCAGGTCGCCCGACCGCGCGTAGGTGGTGAGCCACGCGAAGCGGCGGCGCATCGCCTGCGGCATCGTCGCGACGCGGGCCGACGCCCTGCGCGCAAGCGCCCCGTCGCCGCGGTCGATGGCCTTCTCGACGGCGGTCACCTCCCGCAGCCCGCCCGACCCGTCGCGGCCGTTGTCCACGGAGCGCAGGTCCGCCGAGAGCACCTGCGCCGGCGCGAGCGCCCGCAGCATCGCCCCGAACCGCGCCTCCGACACCGCCTGCACCCGCACGCTGCTCTGCCGCCCGTTGTCGTCGCTCATCGCCCGCTCCTCTCGCATCGTCCCGTCGCCCTCGCCGCCACCGGCCCCGCGCTCGTGAGCCGCCGCCCCTCGCCCGACAGCGGCGCCCCGTCGGGCCCGCACGCCCCGTCCGCGCAGCCGAGCAGGTACCCGCTGCGCACCGTGCCGCCGATGGGCACGCACGCGGGCGGCCGGGGCGTCGCCTGCGTCCCCTCGCCAGCCGTCTCGAGCGCGTCGGTCAGCACCCGCAGCGCGTCGGTGCGCGCCACCTCGTCGTAAGCATCCGTCACGTCGAGGTCGGCCGCGAGGTACGCACGCGCGGACATGGCCACGTCCCACAGGCGCCGTGCCTCCGTCACGCACTCCTGCGCCGTCGCTGGCATCGCGAACCCGAGCGCCGCGCCGATCGCCACGACCTCCGTCGTCCGCCGCGCGGCCTCGCCCTCGGCGTCGACCACCCGCGCCGTCAGCGCGTCCCGCTCGCTCTCCAGCGCCGTCGCGCGGGCGTTCCAGTCGTCACGCTCGCGGCGGGCTTCGTCGAGTTCCGCGAGCAGCGCCGCACGGGCGACGCCTGCGAGGGACCGCAACGTGCGCTGCTCATAGGCGTCGCGCTCCGCACGGCCCGCGTCGAGCGTCCGCACCGCGGCCGCCTGTCGGCGCATCGCCTCCGCCGACCGCGCGACCTCCGCCGTCAGCGCGTCGACCTGCGCCCGCAGCGCATCGCATTCGGCGAGGCCGACGGTCAGCGCGGCGCGGGTCATTCGGCGCGCATCGGTCACCCGCCACGTCCACTCGTTGCACTGCTCGACGAGCTGCGCGGCCTCGTCGGCGACTCGCTGCGGCGCCGACGCGCGGTCGATCCCGAGGGTCTGCGCGATCTCGTTGAGCGCGAAGCGCGCGGCGGTATGCATCGACCGCACGCTCGCGAGTTCTTCCCGCGCCGACGCGAGCCGCGCCCGCAGCATCGCCGCCTCGTTGGCGGCCTCGCGCTCGCGGAACGCCGCCCCGCGGGCCGCGGCTTCGGCGGCGAGCGTGCGCGCGTCGTCGGTGCGCGCCGCGAGGATCTCCGCGGCGAGCTCGCGCAGGAGCAACGTATCGACCAGCGTGCCGCCCATGCGGTCGGGCATCGCCGCGCTGAGTTCTCGCAGTCGGGCATCGGTGATGCGCTCGCTCATTCGCCGCCCTCCGCGCGCAGGGGCGACGGCGCGTAGCCGTACCGCTCGCACGCCGCCTTGTCCGCGGCCTTCGCGGCGGCGGTGCCCTCGGCGTAGCCCTCGCGGTACGTGGCCGCGAGCCGCGGGTCGGAGTGCCCCGTCGCGACGGGGCTCACCATTCGCCGCTGCGCCCCGTCGCGCCACCCCTGCCGCCAGACGTGGAAACAGTTGGCTGCGTGGATCTCCTCGGCGGAGCGGCTCATTCGCCCGCCCCCTTCCGCGCGCGGAACTTCGCCGTCACCTCGTCGAGCAGCGCGCGGCCTCGCGCCGCTACCTCGTCGGGGTCGAGCCCTTCGGCCCGCAGCTCCCACCGCAGTTCCTCGTCGCTCATACCCAAGATGCGCTCCATCTCTTCGTCGCTCATCGCCCTGCCTCCGTATCCGTCCACTCCACCCGCACCAGCACCCCGCCCGCGTCGAGCGCGCGCCCCTCGCCCGCGAGCGCCGCGTCGGCCCAGCGCCAGAACGCCGGCCGCGTCACCCGCAGCACCACCACGTCGGCCGCCTCGCCCGCGTCCACCGTCGACCGCGGCGCGGGCAGCGGCGCGAGCGTCACCCGCACGCCGTAGACGCCGCGCTTCGTGCGCTCCTGCGCCCGCCGCCACTCGACGCGCGTCTCTGTCGGCCCGTCATCGACGCCCAGCCATCGGGCGATCGCATCTTGAGTCGCCTTCATCGCCCCCGCGAGGTTGTCGACGTCGCAGGTGCCCGGCCCGAGCCGCGTCAGGCACACCCGCACCGGGAGCGGCGGCGCCGTCAGCCCGCGGGTCGCGCGCGTCACCGCGGCGTGCGCGGCGTCCCGGCGGCGCGTGCGGTCCCACCGGCCACCGATCTGCGTGTTCGCTTCGCTTCGCGTGACCACCCCGTCGAGCGAGAGCACCACCACGCCCTCCGGCAGCGCGGTCGCCGCAGGCGTCGACCGCCGGTGATGTACCGCGCTCGCGTCGGGCGGTGCCGTCCGCGGCGTCCCGGGGACCGGGGCGGGCGTCGGGGCGTTGCGCTCGCGCAGCGACCGCGGGGCGGCTGCCAGGAGGGCGGCGCGCGTGGGGTGGCGGGTCACGACCACGCCTCCGACTCGACCGCGAGCCCCGCGGCCTTCGCGCGCCCGACGGTGAACGCCGTCCCCTTCGTGTCGCTCGCTCGCGACGTCAGCGCGAGCACGGTGACGGCGTAGCGGTCGGCCCGTCGGGCGACGTGTTGCACCATCACCCGGTCGCGATGCAGGCACCACGCGGCCCACAGCGCCCGGCCCGCGTCGTCGGGCGGCGGCTCCGCCTTCGTCCATCGGGCGCCGCTGGGCGCGCCGCCGGTGATGCGCGCGGTCAGGTCGTAGCGCCGAAGCCCCGCGCGGTAGGTGCGGGTCCATGCTGCGGCCCACGAGTCGGGCCCGCGGGCGTCGCCGGTCACGACGAGGCAGGGCGTGCGCGCGGCCATCCGATCGACGAGCCATGCATACGCGGCGTCGTTGCCCGCGAGGGCGCGCGAGCCGGTCACCAGCACGAGCCGCGGGAGCGTCACGCGACCTCCTGCGCCGCGTCCTGCGGCCCGTCGTCATCGGCCAGCGCGAGCGCCTCGAGCGGCGTCGGCGCGGGGGCGGGCGGCATGTACGCGGGGCCCTCGCAGCCGGGGAGTCCCTCGCCCTCGTCGCCCGACGGAACCGACGACACGCGGCCGGCGTCCACCGGCGACGGGTCGGGGCGGTGCACGCTCGCGAACCGCTGGTGCGCCCCGTTGAAACGCAGCATGGCGACGCGGCCGGGCTCCCCCCACCGCACCTTCGACACGAGCGCGTGCGTGAGGCCGGGCTCCGCGGGGTCGCTCGCGGTGTACTTCTTCGTCGGGTAGAGGTCTTCCCGGTGCAGGATGACCACCGCGTCGGCGTCGGCCTCGAGGGTGGCGCTGTCGACCATGTCCTCGAGGCGCGGCCGGCGGTAGAGCGCATCCTTCGCCACGCCGCGGCCGATGTGCACCAGCGTCAGGATGGGCACCCCCAGCGCCATCCCGAGGCGGTGGAGCGCGTCGCCGATCTCGCGCATCTGCTCCTTGCGGTCGCGGTGCTTGCCCACCGGGAGCAGCTTCCCGACGTGGTCGACCACCACCACCGCGGGCGGCGACGGGAGCGCCGCGATCGTGGCGGCGAGCTCGGGCACCGTGCGCGGGCAGTTGGGGGTCTGGTCGTCGTGGGCGTAGATCGGCAGCCCGTCGTCCAGTGCGTTGGCGGCGGCGTACATCGAGCCCCACTCGTGCGCGGCCAGGTCGCGCGGGCTCTGGACGTGGGAGAGGTTCACCCGGCCGCGGCACGCGATGGCGGCGCGCAGCAGCTGGCGGCGGCTCATCTCGAGGGAGAGCACGTAGACCGGCCGGCCCGTGGCCTCGGCGGTCTCGAGGCACACCTGCAACACCAGCGCGGTCTTGCCCACGCGCGGGCGGGCAGCGACCATGATCATCCCCGGGCCGAGGCCGCCGCCGAAGGCGTGGTCGAGGTCCGTCAGCCCCGTCGACCGCAGCGGCTCCTCGAGGCCCGCGACGCGGCGCTCGATCTCCTGCGACCACGGCATCACCTCGGCGCCGAGGAGCGGGGCGACGGCCGGCCCGGGGATGCGAATGGCGCGGGCCGCCTCGAGGAGCTGCTCCCGCATCGCCGCGAGGTCGCCCCCGCCCGTCGCGATCTTGCGGGCGGTCTCGGCGCAGAGCCGACCCAGCCGGCGCGAGGCCGCGAGGGTCGCCACGATCTTCGCGTGGGCGACAACATGGGCGGTCGTCGGGATGACGTCGACTAGGGCGCTGACCTCCTGGGGGCCGCCGACCGTGTTGAGCCGCTCCATCGCGCGGAGCTGCGCGCAGAGGGTGATCAGGTCGACGTCCCGCTGGCCCTCGTAGAGCGCCGCGAGGCCCTGCCAGATGGCGCCGTACCGAGGGTTGTCAAAGTCGGAGGCCGACAGGATCGACGACGCCGCGAGCCACGCCGTGCGCCGGTCGTCGAAGCCCTCCATGAGCAGCGACGCAAGCACGGCGCGCTCCGCCTCCGGGTCGACGCACGCCGGGGCGCGCGGGGCCCTGGGGGCGGGGAGGTCGCGGACGACGTAGACGGGCGGGGCGGTCTCGAGGGCGTCAGCCACGGGCGGTCTCCTTCGGGGGGATGGGCGGGAGGGCGGCGAGGCCAGCCGCCCACGGATCGTTGAGGTCGGGGGCGTCGAACTCGCCCGACTGCTGCGGGCTGCGGCGGTCGGCGGGCGGGCGCGTCGCGATGGCGCCGACACGGGCGACGCGGTCCGCCGCGTCTTTCAGCCGCCCGCGCAGGAAGGCCCGCCCGTCGGTGTACTTCCCGGGGTTCCGCGAGACGTACTCGGCGCCGTCGAGGATCACCGCGAGCACATCGACGCCGCGGTACAGCCGGGGCTCCGTCACGCGGGTCGCGAAGTCGCCGGGCTTGTCGACGATCGACAGCGCCGGGTCGGCGACGATGGCCGCGTAGACCTCGTGAGCCGGGGTGCCGGGCAGCGGAAGCACGTCCTCGAGCGACGCGGCCTGCTTCCGGGCGGCGCGCTTCGTGGCCTTCGCGGCGCGGGCGGCTTCGGCCTTCCGACGCTCGGCGTCGAGGGCTTCCAGGGCAGCGAGGCGCTTGACGGCATCGAGGTCGAGCGCCGGGGCGGTCTCCTCGCGCGAGCGCGATTGTTCTTTGTGAGCGGGGGTAGGAGAGAGAGGGGTGTGGGGAGAGGGAACCTCGGGGGAGAGGGATTCGCCGTTCGACCCGTCACATTCGGCGATCCGTGACGGATTGCCCGTCACATTGCCCGTCACCGTGACGGATTGCCCGTCACATCCGTCACTCTTCGCAACCTGTGACGGATCGCGTGACGTCACAGAATCCGTCACAGTGACGGATGCGTGTGACGGATTGGCCGTCACAGCCGCGGCGGCGCGTGCGGCGAGGCGGGCGCGGTACTCGGCCGTGCGCGTCGCTCCGACCTTGCCGCCGCGAGGCCCGTGCTTGTCGGCGGCGGTCTCGAGCGTGTGCACCACGAGCCGACCCGGCTCCATCGTCACCAGCCCGCGCTCGCGCTCGAGCTCCGCGAGCAGCGGCGCCAGCACCTCGCGTGGCGTGTCGCCCAGCCCTTCGACGATCAACGCCACCGTTCCGAGCACGTCGAGGCCCTGCTCCGCCACCACCTCGCGGCGGTCGCAGAGGTGGCCAAACACCCACTTGGCGCCGGGAGAGCACGCCTGGAACCGGGTGTCCCGCCGCAGGGCGGCGGGCGTCTGGATCGTGCGCGCCGTCATCAGGTGCCCCGCTGGTAGGTGAGGGTGGCGATCGAAGGGGTGTCGAGCGCGGCCGCGAGCAGCCGCACCTCCGCGAGCGCAGCGTCGACCCGCGCCCGCAGCGCGTCGCCCTCGGCGCGCGTGTACCTGCGCGCGAGCACGCCACGCTGCACGGCCAGCCGCGCGTTGAGCAGCCGCTCCTCGGCGGCGGCGAGGTCGGACACGGCCGCCACGTCGCGGGCGCTGGCGAGGGGCGCGGTCATGCGACCCTCCCGGCGAACAGGTCGCCCCACGCGGGGGCTTCGACGCGCACGGGCTCCGTCGCGTCGGTGTCCACTGCGGCCACGCGGTCGAGCGCGATGCGCGCGTACTTCGGATTGAGCTCGCACCCGATGGCACGGCGCCCGTTGCCGACCGCGACGAGAGCGGTCGTCCCCGCGCCCGCGAACGGGTCGAGCACCACATCGCCCCGGCGCGAGCCCGCGAGGATGCAGCGGCGCGCTAGCTCGGGCGGCATCGTGGCGAAGTGCGCCCCGTCGAAGGGCTCGGGCGTGATCGACCACACGGTGCGCGCGTTGCGCTCTCGCGCGCCTTGGTTCGAGCCGAGGGTGCCGCCCTTGTGCGCGCCGAGCGCGGCTTGCTTGTGCTGCGCGACCTGCAGCGGGGCGCCGAGGGGCTGTGTCGCAGCCTCGCGGATCGCACCCGCGTCGTAGAAGTACCGCTCGCGCTTCGTGAGCAGGAAGACGTATTCGTGCGCCCGCGTCGGGCGGTCGGTGACGCTCTCGGGCATCGGGTTGGGCTTTGACCAGATGCAGTCCGAGCGCAGCCACCACCCGGCGTCTTGCAGCGCAAAGGCCACGCGCCACGGGATGCCCATGAGATCCTTCGGTTTGAGGTCGGCGAGCACCCGTCGATGCCCGCTGCGGTTGGATCGCGCTTGGTTGCCCTGCCCGCCCGAGATGGTGCTTCCGCCGAGCCCGCCCGACCCGCCGCTGTTGTAGGAATCGCCGAGGTTGAGCCATAAGGTGCCGTCGTCGCGCAGCGCCCGGTGCACCTCCGCGAACACCGCGACGAGGGCATCGACGAACGCGCGCGGCGTCGGCTCCTGCCCGATCTGCGCGGGCATCCCGTAATCGCGGAGCCCGAAGTACGGCGGCGAGGTCACGCAGGTCTGCACGCAGCCATCGGGGAGTGAGCGCAGCCCGTCGAGGCAGTCGCCCACGATCACCGCGTTGCGGCGCGTGCATGAGAGCACGTCGGCGGGCGTAGCGGTAGCCGTCATCGGTCGCTCCCATGCATGGGGCGACTGTGACAGCCTACGGAACCGGTGTCAACGATTGAACCGGTGTCGTGTGTGCAACAGGCTAGCGGCGCACTCCGGGCTGAATGCGGCCGTCCGCCTTCGCCGCGGTGTACTCGTCGGGCGCAACATCCTTCAACGCCCGCACCACCCCCGGCGTACCCGACAGCCCCAGGGCCTCCGCGCTCGCGCGCAGGTTCCAGCCGTGCGTCTTGAGCGCGCGCAGGAGCAGCTTGCGCTGCGCCTCGCGCCGGGCGTCGTCGCCGGTGCGCGCGTACAGCGACGGCTCCTTCGCGGGCGTCTCCGCAGCCTTCGCCGTGCGCTTCGTGGGTGCCTTGCTCTTCGCCGTCGCCATCGTCGCCTCCGTCTCTGCCGCCGCCGAGGATGCCACAGCCCGCCGCCGCGTGTGCCGCGAGCCGCGCCTGGTGCTGCGGGGCCGCGAGCAGCCGGGCGCAGCGACGCACGATGCGGTCGATCGCGGGGCTCACGCGGCACCGCCTGCGTTCCGCGCCCGGTCGGCGGCGCGCGCCCGGCGCTGCTGCGTCGCCAGCGCCATCGGCCACGGCAGCGCCGCCCCGTCGTCCGGGTCGCGCCAGCGGAAGGCGTCGAGCGCCGTCCAGTCGTCGGCCGCGAGGGCGTCGCCCACGTCGTCGGGCGTCAGCACGCGGCACCGCACCACGCGGTCGACAGCGGGCGTCACCGGGCACCTGCCGCGTCGAAGAGCCCGCGTTGCTTCGTGGCGTCGATGCACGCGGGCGAGAGCCACAGCGTTTCGCGATGCCGGTTGTCGTTCGCCGTGGCGCCCTGCGAGCCGTACCCGCCGCGCGCCTTCCACGGCACCACCCGCCACGTCGTCGGCATGTCGTGCTCCCCGTCGAGCCCCGCGAGGATCACCCGCATATCGGGCCGCTTGCCTGCGTCGATGGCCCACGCACGCACCTCGGCGGAGAGCCCGGTGCCCGTGCCGCCCGCGGCGTACTGCTGATTCCCCTCGGCGTAGGGCGGGTCGAGAAACACCCCGGTCAGCCCGTGGCGCCACGTCACCGAATCCCCGCAGACGCGCGACCAGTCGCCGCAGGCCACGCGAGTTCCGCGCAGCCGCGCCGCGAGGGAGTGCAGATACTCACCGATGCGCGGGCGGAGGGAGAGGCTGTGCAGCCCGCGCTCGCTGTCGTGGTTGCCGCCGAGGTGCGGCAGTTGTTGCGAGAGGGTGTCAGTCCCCCGCCCCGCATTGCCAAGATGCGGGAGCTTCCGGTGCAGACCCTGCCCCGCATCGCCAAGATGCGGGAGCTTCCGGTGCAGACCCTGCCCCGCATCGCCAAGATGCGGGAGCTTCCGGTGCAGACCCCGCCCCGCATTGCCAAGATGCGGGAGCTTCCGGTGCAGACCCTGCCCCGCATTGCCAAGATGCGGGAGCTGAACCGGGAGCGATGCGGGGCTACCGGGGTCCGGTGCAGACCCTGCCCCGCATTGCCGGAGCGCTGCGCGCTCCTCGTCGCACCACCCGGAACCGATCCACCCGCACGCGCCCCAGCACCACCACCCCGCGACCTTCGCGTCGTAGTGCTCCGGGTCCGCGTCCATCGCCGCGGCGAGCGCCGGGAGCTGCGCGACGAGCCATCGGTGGCGCGCGTGTAGGTCGGTCTCGTTGACGGGCCAGTCGCACGCGGCGGCGACGGCGTCAGGGTCGGCGCGGAGGGCGCGCCAGAAGTTCGCGAGGAAGCGCGACCGATCGTTGACCGTCTCGGTGCCCGGCCCGTCGGCCGTGGCCCACGTCTCCCGCGGGCGGGCGAGGAGCACGGCGCCCGACCCGAAGAACGGCTCGACGTAGTTCTGCACGCGGCCGAGGGCCGACCACACGAG